TCCTTAAAATCAAGATTAAAAGAATAAAACCGTATAATATATATAATATATTAGTTTAGAATAGCCCTTTTTTTATGGTTTTAGGCGTTTTAAGGCACGAAGCGGGGGGGTATGAGGAATTATGCAAGGCACACGAAAAACGGGCGGGGTTAGTTCTCCATCTACCCGCAAACCTAAAAAGGACAAGGCAGTGATGTCAAAATATCTCGGGCGTATAAAAAGGGGCAAGGTGTCAATAAAGTGGGTTGACATGATTATAATGATAAGGTAATATGTAGGCAAGCGAGGTAAGAAAAATGGAACTAAAAAAAGCAATCGGCTATTGTCGTGTATCAACCAAAGAGCAAGGCGATAAGTTCGGTATCGAAGCACAACAAAAGGATATTCAAGATTTCGCTAATCGTAATGGCTACGAAATCATAGATTGGGTGTTCGACAATGTTAGTGGTGTTATTGAGGATAGAGATGGTTGGAATAGAATTATTGTTGACCCAAAAGTTCAAAACCCACCATATCAAGCAGTTATCGTATTCAAGAGTGATAGAGTGGCAAGAGATTTGAAACTCTACTTTTATTTCGAGTGGTTATTACTCAAAAAGGGTGTCGAACTCGTATCGGTCAACGATGGCTTCCCCGATGTGCCGAATGAATACAAGGGTATCATCAAGTCGTTCATCTTGTTTAGTGCCGAGCAAGAGCGTAATAACATCACATTAAGGACAAGTGGTGGTCGCACAATTAAGGCAAAAACAGGTGGCTACGCAGGTGGTAAAGCACCTTTTGGCTATAAAGTCGAGGGTGGCGAGTTAGTAAAAGACACCTATGAAGCGGAAGTCGTTAAACTCATTTTTGAATTACGAACACAAGGCAAGTCCTACTATGGTATCGCTAACGAATTGAATAATAGAGAATTATATAGTCGTAGTGGTGGCTTGTGGAAACAACAACATGTTTGGCAAATCATCAAAAATGAAAACACTTATCGAGGTCTTTACCGCTATGGTAAATCGAAAGAGTGGGTCAAAGGAAAGCATGAGGCGATTTTAAAATGAAAACAAAAGAAGAAGAAATTGTTGAGGCGTTTAGAGATAATGTCTATACAATGGCGGGATTGCCAAACTTTGAAGTCCCTATTATTCATATTCGTAATGAGCAAGTGCCACCATTAGACCATAGCGAAGATGTTTTAGTATACGCAATTCGTTCTCTTATAGACACTAACACGCAAAAAGTTAATGAGCGCATAGTCAAAGAAATCAACGAAATAATGTTGAAAAATGGTGTTAGAGATTATTATGGCATTGATGAAAAACGCCTTATGGAAATTATTGATGAGGCAAAAGCATTTGAAATTATTAAAAGCACATTTTCTTTAAGACAAGCATTAATTGATGTATGTGATAAAAAAAGCAGTGTTATGCCAAATAGAAAAAAGTTTGTTAAAGAGGTATTGCTGAAATGAAATACATTATATATAACGATAGAATAATCGAAACATGTTTTATTACTCTTGATATTTTACGCAAGGGTCATAAGCAAGCCGACACCATAGAAGAATTGTGCGATGAGTTTGTAATTGAATACAATAGTGGACATCACATGGTTTGGGGTAAGTTAGAAAATGCTTTGGAAATTGCAAAAATACAAAAACATAGTGGTATTGCTATCAAAAATATATTCGGTGCTATTTGGACAAACAAAGGGCTTATTTATGTCGCAAAAATGAACTCAAAAGGCGAGTTAGAGTTTAGATAATGTTATAATAATATGTGTATGCAATAGGGCATACTCGAAAGCAAAAGGGCTTCTATATTTCATTTATGGAGGTCTTTTTTAATGAGTGAGTTGTTCTATCAAGTTTGTAATATCGCAAGAAAAGAAAACGGAAACAACCTACAAACGATAAATGACCTTTTTTACTTATGTAAAAATGAGTTGGAAAAAGGCGACAAAAACAAAGGTTTGAAGTATTGCAAATCGTTAAAAAACCTCATAGATGACCTAATTAAAGGGCAAAAATGCTTAAATAAGGCAAAAATATACAATAAAATCTTCGATATTTTGGTTTTAGAAACCCCTTATTCGTTCGATAGTTATTTTCAAGCGTTAGAGTGGGAACGACCTGTCGAGGAACAATTTTACCTACCTCGTAGAGAAGTGTTGATGAAACATGGAATTATACAAGCGTTGGAAGATTTGATAATCAACGACAAGTTAGATGAATTACTTATATCATTACCCGTGCGTGTTGGCAAAACTACACTCGCAAACTTGGTCGTTTCTTGGATAGTAGGTGTTAGACCAAATGAAGCAAACCTCTATTGTTCTAATAGTGGCATTATTTGTAATGCTTTTTATGAGGGTATCAAGACTATACTTGACGATGACTACACTTACCAATGGTCTAAAATCTTCCCAAAAGTAAAGTTCAACCCTCGTGAGATGTGCAACGCAAAAGACACACAATTAGATACGGGCAAGATTAAAAGATACCATAGTTTTACTGCTCGTTCGATTGATGGCACTCTTAATGGTAGCGTAGATGTTTCTAATGGTGGAATATTGATTGCCGATGACATGTGTAGCGGTATCGAAGAAGCGATGAATGTAAATCGTTTGCGTTCATTATGGCTAAAAGTCAATAGTGATATGCTTTCTCGTGCTAAACAAAAGGCAAAAATCTTATGGATAGGCACTCGTTGGTCTATATACGACCCTATTGGTGTGCGCTTAAACATGTTAGAAAATGGCAATAGTCGTTGGAAAAATATAGTCGTGCCTGCTCTCGATGAAAACGATGAGAGTAATTTTAATTATTTATACAATGTCGGGTTTGATACGGAATACTACCGCAATAAGAGAGCCACATACGAAAGTAGTGATGATATTGCTTCATGGAAAGCCATTTATCAAGGCGAGCCAATCGAAAGAAGTGGCTTACTTTTCCCAATAGAAGAAGAAAAGACTTTTGATGGCGAATTACCCGATGTCTTACCCACTAACAAATACGCTTTTTGCGATATTGCTTGGGGTGGTGGCGACTATACTTGCATGCCTATTGTGTATCAATATGGTAGCGATGGCTATGTAGTCGATTTTGTTTTTGATAATAACAATAAAAAGATTACTCAACCAAAAGTGGTCGAAAGAATAATTAAGTATGATTTGCCAAGAGTTAAGTTTGAAAAAAACAATGGTGGCGATGGATATAAAGAAGATGTTGGAAGATTACTTAAAGAAAGAAACTTCCCATGCTTATTAGTGAGTGGCTTTGCTTCAAACCAACAAACCAAAGAAATGAAGATTTTTAACCACGCACCCGAGATTAAGCAATTCTATTTCTTAACGCCATCAAAACGCTCTAATGAGTATAGTAGAGCGATGGAACAACTACACTCATTTACTATTCAAGGCAAAAACAAACATGATGACTGCCCTGACGCTCTTGCCGAAATATGTGAGATGATAAATGAGATAGTAAAAAAGACTTCATATCAAGTGTTTGAAAGATTTTTTTAGGAAAACAACATTATTTTATGGGGTTTTTGCAGGGTTTTTAATCAATAATTAAGGTAGGTAATTAACGAATTATGCAATTAAATGGTAGAAAAGTAATATATAGTCCTTACGAAGAAGTCAACGATGATAACATCGTAGAGATTTTAAGCACCGCATATCCTTTACATGTCGAAAACCAAACGCAAATTAATTATTTATTCAATTACTACAAAGGTATTCAACCAATTATAGAAAGAACTAAAAAGATTAGAAGCGAAATTAACAATAAAATCGTTGAAAACCATGCTAACGCAATAGTCCAATTCAAAACAGGTTATCTTTTAGAAAAACCAATACAATATGTCGCTCGCAAAGAAGAAGTTGATGATGAAAGCATTAATTATCTAAACGATTGCATGATTTTAGAAAATAAAGAAAGCAAAGATAAAAAACTTGCTAATCATCAAGCCATTTGTGGAACTGCATATAGACTAGCATTACCAAACAAAGAGTTTTCAATGGGTGTTAATAGCCCTTTTAACATTTTTACAACCAACCCAAAATATTCATTTGTTGTCTATTCAACGGGAATTGGAAATAAACCTCTTGTCGGTGTCGTATTCTACACAAGAAAAACGCAAGCAGGTAAAGATGAAATCGTCTTGCAAGCATATACCGACAAATATTTATATGAATATGTTGTTGGCGAAAGCGTTTATAGAAACAAAGAAAACCACATTTACGGGGAAATACCTTTAATTGAATATCCTTATAACGAAGAAAGAATTGGTGCATTTGAAGTTGTTATTGACTTATTAAATGCTATCAACCTTGTTCAAAGTAATAGACTAGATGGCGTTGAGCAATTTATTCAAGCACTCTTGATTTTCAAAAATGTTGATATTACAAAAGAAGATTTGCTCAAACTCATCGAATTAGGTGCTATCAAAATCAAAGATGATGGCGAGGGCGTTGAAGCAAATGTTGAGTATCTAACACAAGAACTCAACCAAGAACAAGTCCAAAAACTTAAAGACGACTTATTAGAAGTTGTTTATAAAATCGTAGGTATGCCTTTGGGTAAAGGTGGAAGCACAGGCAATAGTCAAGGCGCAGTTATTATGCGTGATGGTTGGTCTAGTGTTGAAGCCAAAGCACAAGAAACCGAATTGATGTTCAAATCAAGTGAGCGTGAGTTCTTAAAACTAGCACTTAAATATACAAGAATACTTACTGCTAGAAAATATGAAATCAATTTAGGCGATTTAGATATTAAGTTCACTCGTAGAAACTACGAAAACACATATCAAAAATCATTAATTCTTGATGTCATGCTTAAAAACCCAAAAATCGCACCTCGTTTGGCATTTATTGTATGTGGTCTATTTAGCGACCCCGAACAAGCGTATGCGGAAAGTGAACAATATTATCAAGAACACTTAAACGAAGAAGCGACTAAACAAGAAACAACACCTACACAAACGGAGGTAATGGTAAATGAAAATTAGTCCATCTACCTTGTCGCAAGAAGATGTTGCTATGATTACCGAGATTTTAAGTCGTGGCAACACTTGTGAAGTTAAAAAAGAAAGAGAAAATGTGGTTATCGTTGAAATTAAACGAAGCGCATTAATTAAAAAGCCAATTCTATAAGAGTTGGCATACATCAATATCGTAATTGGGCGATATATAAGGTCAAAAGGGGCATTAGAACTTTGGTTTTAATGTCTTTTTATACAAGTTGAGAGAACAACTCTAAAAACGCAACCATAGGTAGAGAAACCTTAAATCGCAAAGGAGGTAAACGAAATGGCGTTTACAAAAGAACAATTAGCCAAGTTAGGCATTACTATCGAGGAAGATAGTATCGAAGATGACAAAGCATTTGAACTCATCGAGAAGCACACAAGCACTTTAACAAGTGAAAAAGCAAAACTCAAAAAGAGAACTGATGAATTGTCAAGTGAAATAGCCGAAAAGAAAAAAGCCGAACAAGAAAAGATGAGTGAGGAAGAAAAAACAAGACTTCACTACGAAGAAATTGAAAATGCGAACAAAGAATTAACTCGCCAACTCTCTCGTAATAACAAAATCAACGACTTAATGAGTATCGGTTATGACAAAGAACTTGCTACTAAATATGCGGAAGCCGAATTAGATGGCAAGTCAACTATCGAGTTTCAAAAGCAATTTATGAATAGCAAACTCGAAGCACAAAAACAAGAACTTCTCAAAGGAACACCGACACCAAGAATTAATACTGATGGCGATGACAAAGGAAAGTTCACAAAAGAGAACTTCAAAGCAGGCAAGATTTCTATGGAGGAAATGAACAAACTCAAAGAAAGCGACCCTGCTACATATAACGAACTAATCAAAGATTAGTCAATCGAAGTCCTCTTAAAACATCAAATCATTTATAGGAGGAAAAATTAGTTATGAAACAATTTGATTTGAAAAATTGGAATGATGAGGTCTTTCTTGCTTATTCAAGAGCAGTTGCCGACCCTATCAAAACATCTTTAATTGAAGCAGGCGTTTTCTATGAAGATGAAGATATTGGTGCATTATTACCTGCACAAGTTGGTGGCAACTATGCAGTTAGACCAATTACAGGTTTATTAGATGGCGACGCTATCGACCTTGATGGCGCAACCGACATTGATGATGGCACATTAAACACCTATTCACAAGGTATCGTTGCTATCGAAATGGGTAAATCTTTCACTGAAAAAGATTTCACATATTCTTTAAGTGGCAAAGACTTTATGTTAGTCGTTGCCGAACAAGTTGCTCACTATTGGCAAAAACAAGTTCAAAAGAAAATGTTATCCGTCTTAAAAGGTATCTTTGCAACCGCATTAGCAGGTAGCGTTATTCAAAAAACTGCCGTTGCTTCTACCGACATTATTGACGCAGTTCGTGGTATCGGTGGCGACAATGCCGAATTATTCAAAGTTGTCTTTATGCACTCGGTTATTGCAAAAGAATTAGAAAAGACCGAAAAATTACAATACATGCTCTACAATCGTGCCGATGGCTTACAAGTCCAAAGCAATATCGCTTATTGGAATGGTCGTTTAGTCATCGTCAACGACCAATGCCCTGTTGTTGATAATGGCGACAACACCAAAACATACCGCACATACATTCTTGGCGAAAGAGCGTTCGCTCGTGGCGATTTACCATTATTAGTGCCTGTCGAAATGCAAAGAGATGCCAAAACCAATGGCGGTCAAACCTCTCTCGTTTCTCGTGTTAGATTATATTTAGCACCCGAGGGCATTTCATTTAAGAAACCAAATACAAACAAAATCACAAACGCCTTATTAGAAACAGGTGCTTCTTGGGAAGTTGTTAATGACGGCAACGGACATAGCGTTGAAGCCAAAAATATCCCATTTTGTGCAATCGACTACAAACTCTAATTTGAGCATTAGGTAGTCAAAAAAGTAAGTAAAGGAGGATAGACTATGACTATTGAACAAAAGGTTGAAAAAATGAAAACTATGATGAGTGATACACCTATTGAAGATGATACCGCCATAGTCTATCTCGACCTTGCCGAAAGTAGAATTAAAAATCATATCTACCCATTTGGAAGCGGAAGCGAAGAAATGCCAAGTAGATATGATTATCAACAAATCGAACTCGCTATTGTTTTATTCAACGAAAGTGGTGTTGAGGGTCAAGAAACACACAACGAAAATGGCGTTAATCGTAAGTATCGTAGTGTTGAAGCAATACTCAAATCAATACCTAAATACGCAGGTTTACCAAAATGAGAAACTTGATGTTAAACAAAAGAAAACTTTATGTCCTTAATTATAAGGGCGAAGTTGATAGCGTTGATGAAGATGGTAATTACACAGGCGAAAAAACCATCTCATACTCTAAACATATTGCATTTATGGGGCATGTGTCGGGTGCGAGAGGGTCAAGCCAAGTAGAAATGTTTGGCACTGATGTCGCTTATGATAAAACCATCATCTTAACCAAAAAAGAGTTCGATAGATTAAAAATAACCGAAAATAGCGTTTTCTTTATTGAAAAAACACCAACTTATAAAGACAATATGCCTTTATATGATTATCGTGTATCTCGTATTGCCGAAACCATCAACGAAGTTGCTATTGCTATTCAAAGGGTGGCTCAATGATTAAAGCAAAGTTTAATAAATCGGTGTTAAAACTTGTCGATAATATTAAAAAAGAAGTCGATAAGCAAACACAAGAAGCGTTAAATCGAGTTGTTAATTACGCAACCGCAAATACGCAAAACTCTTTTGATAGATTTTACGATGAAGTGCCTGCCGATGACCCATTTGTGTTCGTAAAAAATACCCCAATGGTGCAATTAAACAATCACACATGGGCTAGAACAATTAAATGCACAGGTAATCAAGTGTTGTTTATCGAGTTTGGCGCAGGCAAATATTATTACACTAATGTCGAAGCAAGAATGTATAGCAAATATCTTGGATATATGAAAGATAGACCTAGTGGCATTTACGATATAGGTGGATATATGGGAAATAACGACTTTTCAAGTAGTATTTCTCAACAAGCAATCGTCGATTTTGGTAGAAAAAGAAACATTGTTAGTAGAGGCAAAGATGATGTTTGGTTTTACAAAAGTAAAACAGGTCGTGAAAGTGAAAATGCTCATATTGTTAAATACAATCGAAGTGGCGACCCAATAATGATAACGCATGGTAATAGACCTGCAAGAGCGTTATATCGTGGTGTAGGTCTTGCAATTAGAAAATTAGTGGGAGGTAAATTGAAATGATAAATATATTCAACGAATTATATACATATCTAGTCAATACTCTTGCTAGTTATGATGGAACAATTAAGACTTCAAGTGTATATACAAACACCCCATCGAGTTATCCTTTTGTTTCTTTTGAAGAAATAGAAGATAGCGTATATGAACAAGGCAGTGATTGTTGCGAAATCGAAAACTTTGCTAACAAAGATTACGAAATCAACATATATACACAAAACCCCAACAAAAAGAGCGAAGCCGATGGCATAGCCCAAGTGGTTGACGCTCTTATGAAAAGTAAAGGTTTCACTAGAATAAGTAGAACACCTTTGCAAGACACCAACGAAACCACCTATCGCATAGTATTGAGATATAGTGGCGTAGTTTCAAAAGACCATATTATTTATAGGAGGTAAAGGTTATGGCAACATCAACAACACCAATTTCAAGTCATAGAGTTTCTCTAATGCACTATGCAGGAAGTTCTTACACACAACTTTGTTGCATTAAAGATTTTCCTGATTTATCAACAAAAGTAGAGCCTGACCAAATTGAAACCACAACTTTGTGTGATGAATACCACGAGTTTATTGATGGCTTAAAGAATTATGGCGATGATTTAGAGTTCACTGCGAACTATGTTAAAGCCGATTACGACACCATCAATGCTTTAAGTGGCACACAACAATTCGCTATTTATTTCAATAGTGGCGATAGTTTCGATGGCGACAACGGAAAGTTCTATTTTGGTGGCGAAGTGTCCGCAAGAGTTAGTGGCACAGGCGTTGGCGAAGTTATCGAAATGGTAATTAGCGTCAAAATTAAAGAAGCATTAAGCACAACCGAGCCAACAACACACTAACAATAGTAAAACCTAAAAGGAGGTTATCTCGAAATGGCGAGAAAAATTAAATTACAATTCTATGATAAAACTTACACAATCGAATACGCTAATCGTATCGAAGTAAAAGAATATTTTGCTAAATTAAGCAAAATTAAAGACGACAACACCATCGAAAGTAGCATGAAAGCATTGATTATCTTATTAAAGGCAGGTCTAATCGAACACCACGAAAAAGAAATGCCAAGTGATAGGGACATCGAAAGATGGGCTACATCTATGCCAAATGCTCAAAAGTTCTATGAAACTTTAATGTCAATGGTGCAAGAAGTCGTAAGTGCCATAGATAGTGATACAAAAAACTTGAAGTGGGAAGTGGAAGCGTAAGCAAAAAAACCACTTCCCCACAAGATATTATTGATTATTTAGATGATTTATTCGCTTACGCTTTGTCTATTGGTATGACATACGAACAATATTGGTATCAAGACCCAAAATTGATTAAATCTTATGTCAAAGCCGAAGAATATAGACAAATGAGAAGTAATCAAGACAAGTGGCTACAAGGTTTATATAACCATATTGCCTTAAATGTGAGTTTATCAAACGCTTTCAATAAGCATGCTCACTCAAAATATCTTGAAAAACCTATCGCTCTTTCTAAAAAAGAACAAGAGATAGAAGAAGAAGCGAGAGTAAATCGTATTTATAACAAATTAAACGCAATCGCAAAAGCGAATGAAAGTAAGTAGTTAGGAGGTTATTAGATTATGGCAAATGTTAATTATGATACTTTGACAATTCAAATTAATGCCGATAGTAAGGAAGCAAATGCTTCTATTAAATCACTTTCTAATAACCTCAACAAACTCAATGAAAGCGCAAACAAACTAAACACTCGTAGATTAGGCGAGGTCAAAGGGCTTTTATTAAATATTGCAAAAATAGACTTTTCTAATGTTTCAAAAGGTTTGCAAGATATAGTAAGTGCCTTTAAGAGTTTTCAAAGCAAAGCATTTTTGAAAGCCACTCAAAACGCCACCAATTTAAGTGGTGCTAGAACGAGTAAAATTGCTACCTATGATGGAACAAAATTACCTCAATTTGAAGCGTTTAAGCAAGGCGATTTAGAGGGTTTTAGTAAGTTTGTTAGTGAATTACACGAAGCCAATAAATTAAGCGGAGAATTAAAAAGAAACTTCGATAATTTTGATGTTATAACCCCTATGGAAAAAATGGGGCAAGCATTTAACGAAATGGGTCTAAATGGCAAACAAATACAAGCAATTTTTAATTCTATTGCCTATGAAACCGATAGTTTTAATGATGAGCAATTAAGAGCAATCGAACAAATATTAGTTGAAATTGGTGGTAAAACAGGCGATGAAGCGAAAGAAATGGTTAGTCGCTTAAAGAAAGAAATAGATGGCGTTGGCAAAAAAGCACAAAAATCATCTCGTTCTCTTGGTGCGATGTTCAAAAACATTTTGCGCTATCGTGTCGTGCGTAAAGTTATTCAAAGTATCTTTCAAGAAATCACAAGTGCTTTTAGCGAAATTGCGAGTGTTGATGAAGATTTTAACCAAGCATTTGGCGAAATTAAAAGCACATTTAGTTATATCGCAAGAACATTAGTAAGTGTTATTGCCCCTGTTATTAAAGTTCTTGCCCCTATAATCACTCAATTAGCGGAGGGTTTAGGAAGCGTCTTTAATAGTTTAGCAGGCGCATTTGCAGGTGCTTTGGGGCAAGATGAGTTTGCCGAAGCCCAAGAAAATGTTGAAAGTTATACCGAAAGTTTAGAAAAAGCCAAAAGTGTATCAACGGGTTTTGATAAGTTAAATGTTATTAGCCAACAAGATAGTGGCAATTTTGAGATGAAAGAAACTCAAAAGAGCGAAAACAAATTAACCGAAACAATACAAAAGTTGATTGAAAACCTTAAACCTGTTTTTGAAGCACTCAAAACATTTATTGGCAAGTTGCAACCAATATTAAGCATTATTATCGACATGATTAGTCAAATATTAGATGAAACAATGGGTAGTGTGCTTGGTAGCATTACTAATTTTATCGAATTATTAGGCACAATCTTAAATGTTATAGGCAAGTTATTACAAGCATTAAGCCCTCTTATTAAATTACTTATTACATTAGCCGACACAGGTTTGAACATTATCAATGATTTATTGAGTGTCTTATTTATTCTAGTCAATAATTTATTACAACCATTATTACCACTTATCGAACTTATTGGCGAATTATTAAAGTTGATTGCCCCAATACTTGCTTTTATTGGCGAAACATTGAAAGCATTAACAGGAAGAAGTGAAAATACGGGCGCAAGAGTAGTTGCAGGTATTTTAACAGGTGGTTTAAGCGAATTGATTAGAGCAATAACGGGTAATAATGGCTACGCAACAGGTGGTTTCCCCGAAGATGGCTTCTTTATGGCAAACCATAATGAGTTAGTCGGTCAATTCTCAAATGGCAAGACCGCAGTAGCCAACAACCAACAAATCACACAAGGCATTTATCAAGCGGTTTTACAAGCCATGAGAGATGGTGGAAATCGTGGAGAGGTTGTTATTCAAGTGGACGGCAAAACTATTGCCAAAGCGGTCAATAAGCAAAATGCAAATAGTGGAACAAACTTTTTAATGGGAGGAAACATTAACTATGGCAAATAACCCTAAATTATATATTTACCCTCTTGTTAAGATTTATAACCAAGCAACGGGAACTTGGAAATCTTTGCCAACCCCAAGTGAATATAGCGGACAATCAAGCACACTTGTTGATAGTGCTAGAAATACAAAAGGTTATGTTGTTGCAAATGTTATTCGTAGCGATGTGGCTTCTATTTCAATGACATGGAATTATTTAAGCGTAGAAGATTATAGAGATATGGCAAAACTATTCGAGCCACTTTATAATGGTGCGTTTATTAACTATGTTTCATTTTGGGATAGTGTCAAAGGCGATTTCAACGGACAATCAACCACAACCCCAAACGATAACACAAATAAAAAGATGTATTGTGGCGATAGAAAAGTAAGTGTCGCTCATATTTGTTTAGATAGTTCGGGCAAGCCCATTGGTTATGAGGGCGTGCAACTCGATTTAGTTGAGGTGTAATTATGCTTCCTGTTTCTAATAGTTGGAATAGTCTATTTTATAGAAGTGTCTTAAACGAAGCCATTATTAAGTTCGTTATCGAAGATTATGGCACTTTGTATAGGGAAGATATTTTTTCTTATGAGTTTAGAGGTAGAAATAGATATTTATGCGATGAATACCCAAGTTATGAAGCAACTATTGAAGCGGTCATGCGCAACGATTTTCTTAACTTCGCCAACTTTATAGGAAAGAGTGTCGAGATTTACTATGGCTTTATCATCAATGGTAGTGATGAATATGTTAAAGCATTAACTCTTTTTATTGATGACATCGAAATAAATGATAATGGTAGAATAGCAACATTTTCTTTGAAATCTATCTTTGCCTATATGACAAAAACTATTTCGATGGAGTTATATCAACAAATAGGAACTGACGCACCAACCTATTCAAATACATTTTCAAGTTTTTTAAGTTCGCAATTAACCAACTACCAATATACAAAACTATCTAGTCAAAATGGAAATATTCGCTTTTTACCTAGCAAAATATCATTAGGCGAAGCATTACAAAATCTAGTGTTTGTAAATCGCAACTATATGAAGTTGTTAAGCGACAATACCATTTATATAAATGAAGAAATTGCAAGCGCAAACGAAGTGCGTTTTAGCGATTTGAATATTATTGATTACCCACATTATTCAAAGATTGAACAACCTAGCGATGTTGTCGTTTCCTATTTCAACCCGCTTGCTTCAACCAACTCAACAATCAATGTGTGTGAGGAAACAATGATAATTTCGGGAAGCCAACAACATCAAGGGTCATTTACAACGGAATATGATAACCAAAATGCCTTTATTTATTGGCAAGCATGTAAAAGAAGCCGTTTGACTTCTCAAAACACAAACATTTATAACGAAAGACTTGTCGTTTCAAATGATGAAATATTTGTTAGTGGTGGTGCTGATGTTGATGTGAACTATGATTTTGCGGTCAATGGCTATTCATTTCATAACTTCTATAATGTAGAAAATAACAAAGTTGCTATATTCGATATAAATATTACAAGCCCTAGCGATGTTGAGTATAGAGTAAGCAGTTATTTGACATCACAAAAAGAGGTAGAATTGTCCTTACGCATAAACCCTGCCTTTGAACTACTTGACAAGATTTATTTCAAGAGTGGTTATGAGTTTATGATTATTGAAGAAATGACAATTACCTACAAAGGTAGTTATCGTGGAAGAATTAAAGGCATTTACTATGATGAGGTTGAACAACCTATTATTAGCAACATATCTATCACAAGTAATCAATTCTCTATGAATATAGAAAATAGAAATGATGTGAAATGTGAGGCGGTGTTCTTTGCCGAAGATACAAGATTATATGCGTCTAGCGATTATCATGTAATGGTGGACGCAAATACAACGATTGCATACAAAGAAAGAACTCAATTAGCGTTATTTAATATTATTTATAGTTATGTTCGACAAAAAAGGAACGGAACGCTTGCGGTAGATGTCTATGTAGCGTTCAAATATGGCTTATACACAAGTAGTAAGGTATTGGTTTTAGAAAAAGATGTTTAATTATTTGATAAAATAATTTATTATTAAATTGAAGATAAATCGGTATCTTAAAAAACACAAGCGGGTGTCATACATTTATGGCACTCGTTTTATTTATAGAGAAAGGAGGAAACCTCAAAAATGGATAATTCATCATTAAGTATCTCGTTGCCTGTCGTAGTTTCCCTCGTTGGTTGTTTCATAGGCGTTATGACCTATCTTGGAAATAGAAAAAAGCAAAGCAAAGAAGATATTGAAAAAGAGCGTGAAGCCGAAAGAAGATTAGTGAGAATTGAAGCGATGTTGACAAACATTGAACAAAATACCTCAAATCTATCTCAAAGAGTGGAAAGCCACGACCATTTATTAACAAAACATGAAACAAGAATTGCTCTTGTTGAAAGCAAAATGAAAGCCAAAGGGGGTAAATAATTATGCAAATTGAAACGATTATCACATTAATAGTGTTGGGGGTCGTAATTCTTGGCTCTATCGCAAGCATTATTGTCGCTCTTGTTCGTGGCGAAGTTAAAAAGTTTATCGAACAAAAAATGATTGAAGCCGAAGCCAAAGTTTTAAGTGGTAAAGAGAAATACGCTTATGTGCTTCGTGCGGTCAAAGAAAAATACAAATTGGTTGATTTGTTCTTGAACATTAAAAAGTTCGTGGAACATGTCATAGATTTATCAAAGAAAATTAACGCTAAATAGAAAAGGAGAAAATTATTTATGTTAAAAATATACACAGGTATTACCCCATTAAAAGTAAAAACCGACAACCTCGAAACTATCCCAAGTGCCGTGTGCGATGATTTAAGCGTTGGCGATGTGGTTGCTGTAGTAAATGGCGAAGAAGATATTACCTATATCGTTTCTCAAAAATTTCCAAGAGATAGCATGACGCTCGTCAACACCACCTACGAACAAATCACTTCCGTATATTATTCTTGGGGCGAAAATGGTTGGGAATATACTGAAACACAAGCAACCGAATTAGGCAAAAGCGGAACAAAGTTATATAGACACAAAATTAATTTTACATATAGTAGTGAAAGCGGAAATGGTGCTTGTAAAAATCCGCCATATTATTTTATTAGCACCAATAACAATCCTGTCACTATTGCAGGATTTGATTACTATGTTGCTGATAAGATTTGCTCACTTAGTGATAGATTTTCAATACTAGGTGGTGGAATTATATGTAGTGGTGGCAACATTACAATATATGATTACAAGGGCGATACTTATGAGTTTAATAGCGTCCAACACTTTGAAGATAGCGTGACCGAAATATAAGGAGAACATTTATGGCTAAAAAATATATTGGAACAAACCCCTTATATGTCAAAACCAAAGACATTACCGAGATTGACAAGATTATTTGTGCCGAATTAAATGTTGGCGATTTAGTCGTGCTTGAAGATGAAAACGGCGAAGCCACCAAATCATATCGTGTTGCCAAGAAAACCATGGCGGACGGCATGCACCTTGTTTTTGCCGACACCGAACATGTTGAAGATGTCGTTTATGCTTACGAAGATAATGTGTGGGTTTACGATGAAACCAAAGAAACCGAACTAGGTAGCACGGAAGTCGTTGAGTGGGACGGAGAAAGAAACTTTACCACCGAAGAATATGAAAAACTCGCTTCTCGAAAAGCAATCTTGGTTGAAGATTTAGGAAATGAGGAAACACATACTTATACATTAATTTATCAAGCCAATGATACATTACAATTTGTTTGTTGGATAGCAAACGACGACGGAATTGTAAATGGGTTTGTTAAAGTAGTTTATATTTATGCCAATGGCGAGTATAGCAGTTATGAATACGACTTAAATGTTTTGGGAACGAAATTGTATAAACACTACATCACGATTAAAAACGGAAATACAAAATTAGCATATTTGTATCTTGTCAACAATAGTTCAACACATATCACACAATATAATATTAGCGACGCTAATGATTTTCAGTATGTAAGTGCAAGGGTTGACATGGTTAAAAGCACTATTGCAAGTGATAGTCAAGACCATTACTACAATAACGGAAAATTAGTTTATGTTTGTATTGATGAACTTAAAAAGTTGTATTTTATGGCTAATGGCGAGGTGGTTTCCGCCGACATTTCAAACCTATCTTACACATATAGCGATGAAGTATCGCCACTTTAATTATTTATTTATGGGGCTTGAAATATAGCCCCTTTTACCATTTAGGAGGAAAGAAGTTATGTTAGTTATAAGTTATAACGGAAACAAACCAACAACCGACTACTACAAATATAGTGTTCAAGGCAACAACAATGCCGACATTATTAGATTTTCAGTGTCATTAACACAAGGTAGTCTAGTTTTTAGTGATTTGTTTCACATTTACGCCAAAGTGCAAAGCGTAGATGATGATTTTTATGACAAAGTAGAATTAACCGATGTCGAGTTTGATGATAGCGAAAATCTACTTAATGCACATTTTTTATTAGAAAGCAAACACACATCTCATAGACAAATTGAGGTGTCTTTGTGTTGCGAAAATATTGATAGCGAAATCGTTTGGCAAACACAATTAGTCAAGATTGCGATTGCAAACGGGGTGCAAAGCGAAGAAGAAATCGCCAACCATTACCCAACTATCCTTGCTCAATTACAACAACAAATTGATGAATTGAAACAACAAGGTGGCGGTGGCGGAAGCAGTGAAGTCGAAATCAAGAGAGTGTATCTCACTTATGATGACAAATGCTCTATTGTGAGCGATGTTTTGGGTTTGCTTGATATACCACCTTATAGCCCAAACCCCAACCCAACACAATTTGTTAATGATAGCACACGCATTTGGGTCAACTTTGAAACAACCCCTATTTCAAGTGCAATCGAAGATGAAATTAAAAAAGGTCGTTTCATTATTCGACTTGACTATCACATACCAAACAATAAAACAATGGGTGGTTTTATTCATACAAACACCACCTTGAAAAAAGTTGGTAAAACTAGAAAAGGTGTAGGCAGTAGGTCTTTTACTCATAAGTTTAGTATTTTAAGTAATCATTATTACAAAAAAGAAATCTTGTTAAACTCTCTCATTTTTGTCAACGAAGAAGATATTAAAGTCAATCGCTATGGCGAAAAGTATGTGCATAAAAAAATATCTTTCTTTGACTATGTAAACAAAACATGTGTAATTTCAAGGTTTAAGGATAACGAAAAAGGAACATTAGACCCAATTACAAACGAGTGGGTAAGAAGCGATGGGGCTAATTTTTTCGATGAATATTTGCAAGACCATTATGCTTTGGGTGTGCCTCATTTACACATGCACGGACAAGATATTGTTGATGATATTGAAAATACGCCAACTTTCTTTAATGGTGTGGGAAAAAATAAATTATATTCATATAATGGTAGATTTTCAACATGTATGCTTGACAAAAGATACTCTAATGACACATATTATTTGAATAACTCGGCAAAACTAAACCCTGCTTTTACCTGTTATTGTCCTTTTAAGTTGAGTATTACTACTACGGACAGGTTTTTAATTCGCTCTCCATATTATATAAGCAATAGAGATTTTGCTCATTTGCACATTTCGGGGGCGAGCGCAGTTATGACAACACATGATAGTCCGTTTGGCTACATGTCCGCAAGACCAAGATGTGCAATCGTGAATGATGATTATGAAAATGCGGAATACTCATTCTTAAAAACATTTCCTCAAAGCGACCAACAAATTAGATTGTATTGCAAAAATATTAGAGATATAGATGATATGGGTTTTTTATACATGCCAATATTTAGAATGTTGATTACGCAAAAATAAAGCATAAAAAAACGGGTCAACTTCCGCTCGTTAGCGCATTGACCCTATAAATATTATTACATAATAAGAAAGGAAAAACAACATGTTAGTTATAAATTATAAAAACGATATACCTCAACAAAGATTTTATGCTTTGGGTGTAAGAGGTAATAACAAATCAAATAAGATTAAGTTTGTGGTTGCAAGGAAACAAGCGGACATTGACTTACTAGGTCTTGTTTGCAACTTAAAGGTTGAGAACAAAGAGCATGAATACAAAGATTTAATTCTTTTACATGGCGCATATAAGGAAACAACCAACACGATTGAGTTTGTGTGGGAAATGACCGAAAGAAGCACACAATTTAGAAGTATTGAATTGCAGTTAGAGTTTCTTGGCGAAGAAGATGTCGTGTGGCAAACACTAATTGCCGAACTTGAACTTAATGAAACAATTAAAGTTGGCGATGAAAAACCAACCGACCAAGAGTTAAGTGCCTTAAAGCAACTCGAAGTCGAGGTCAACGAACACGAAAACGAAATCACACACCTACAAGAAGAAATGGTTGATTGCCATAATATCATTATTGCTAACCCCGACAATTACTTAAACGATAGTGGGCTTAACAAGATTATTCGTAAAGAAGAAAACGGAAGCATTGAAAAGTCTTACCTAATCAATAAGAAACACACTGATAGCACTCTCGTTGTTTGTGAACAACATCGTGAAGAAAATGAGTATTATTACAACGATATGGGAGAAATGGTTGAAGATTTGGGCGAAAACAATTTCAATCAAATCTTTGGGGATAATTGTGGATATAGTGATTTCTATAATGTTTATTCACTTTATTACAACCAAAATGGTGTTATTACAAAAGGTTTTAAGATTGGAAGAAATGATTTTGAAAACCTTGGTGCGTTTGCTTTGGATAATTGCACGCCAAACAAAGTTATTCGCCTTGTTGTTGGCAAGTATTTTGAATACGATGAAAATGGAAACAAAATCTTTGATGAGCATTGTGTTTTATTTGGCGATAGTTTTGACGAAAGCCAACAAGGTATTGTTGGAAACTCTATTGAAATTACCGAAGAACGCCAAGAAGTATTATTAAAAACGGGCGGAGACGGACATATCTATTTTGATAGTGACGGAAATGAGTTGGGCTTTGGAAATACTCGTTTTATTCTCTATTCAATCGAAACAGGAGAAGAAGCAAAAGATGAATATAAAAAAGTTGAAATCGGTAAAAATGTTTTGCCAATCACTTATAACGAATTAAAAGCATTAAGAGATAGTGGCGATTTAGTTGAGGGTTGTTTCTATCACATTACCGATTATCAATGCACAACCTCTCAAAATGAAAGCAAAAGCGCAGGACACCAATTTGACATTATTGTTCAAGCAGTAAGCAAAAATGAATTAAGCGAAAATGCGCATGCCATTAAGCATGAGGGAGATACCTACTTTAAAACTTGCAAGTTGGAAGCATGGGAACTCAAATATTGTTTAGATAATGATGAAAATAGATTTGCTTGGGCGGGCAAAGTAAACGCAATTATTGTCGATATGCACTATCGAGAGATTTTTTTAAGATACCCAAGCGGAGATAATAACAAAGGTTATTGTTGGGCTTTTGTTCAAGATAGTGAGGGTGCGGATAATTTCAGTAATTATGATGTCAGTTTAGGCAATATAAATGAAAAAGTTTTAGTCTATTCACATAGTGAATATCCTTTAATCGGTAGCAAGGTCTTACTTGTTCAACATGGTGTTGAAGAAGATGAATATGAAATCATAGATGTTCAATATCCAAGAGGCGTTATCTATTACATGAGAGATGAGTGGAATAACGAGTGTCCTTACGACTTCAAAAATATTCAGTTCAAAAGATATTTAGTTCAAAACTCGTCTTGCCCGTATATTGGCTTCAATAATAAGTATGTTGGTTTTACGGATAGTAATACTACATTTTACCCAAAAGGTTATAATCAATTAAATGCGTATTTATGGGCTTACACTTTTAGTTATAGAAAAAGTAATGATGAAGTATTAGATACCTCTATCGCAGGAAACGATAGAACATTAACTGATGAGGAGGGCTACATTTGTGGCGTTTATGGAAACATAATTAAAGAATATTGCCCTATTAATAACGAAATGTATCTCCGCATATACTTAAACAATATCGTTTTTTTAAGTGATTATAACTATAATCAAGAAGCATATCTTGGTTGCTACTCAAATATATTTGAGAATGGTTGCCACAACTTTACTTTTGGAAATGTATGTCATAACAACACTTTTGAAAGTCTTTGTCGTAATAATGTTTTTAATGACGATTGCTATGACATAATTTTTAACATAGGGTGTAATGAAAATATATTTGGAAATCTTTGTCGTAATAATGTTTTTGGAAATGGTTGCTACGACAATATCTTTGGAAACACTTGTCATTCTAATATATTTGGCGATAGTTGTTATAATAATACATTTAGCAAAAGTTGTTATAATAATACATTTGGAAGAAAATGCAGTAATAATACATTTCGTGATAATTGCACCGAAAATATCTTTGTTGCTTCTTGCACTATCAATTCTTTTGGAAGAAATTGTAGATATAACAAACTTGAAAATGGTTGCTCTCAAAACACCTTTGGTTTAACATGCACACACAATATTTTAGGTGCTGGTAGTAATAACAATTCTTTTGGAGGAAATTGCAAATACAACACGCTTGAAACTTATTGTGAACATAACACTTTTGGAAATACTTGCACTTCAAATACCTTTGGAAACAAGTGCAGTTATAATACTTTTGGAGAAGATTGTAATTACAACATCTTTGGGAATAATTGCTATCGCAATACCTTTGGAGATAGTTGTTTTGACAATGCCTTTGGAGAAGATTGTGGCGATAATACATTTGGAAATAATTGTGCCAATAGCACCTTTGGAAGTCATTGCACCAATAACACCTTTGGAGAAGATTGCACTTCAAACGCATTTGGAAATGGTTGCTCTCAAAACACCTTTGGATATGATTGCAGTTATAACGCCTTTGGAAATGGCGTTGAATATATCAATCTAAATATTAATGAAACAAGAAATATAATCATCGAAAATGGTTGCTCTTTTATTCAATTTCAAACAAGTGGAAGTTCGGGCTATTTACAAAATGTTCATGTTCATTTAGGCGTTAAGGGTGCTTCATCTACAAACCCAAAAGTTTTAAGTGTTGCAAGAGAAAACGCATTTGAAACTTCATTCAAACCAACCAATTCAGTGGAGGTAAATGTATAATGAAATATGTAGATATTTGTTCAACTCTCGAAGTCTTGAAACAAGATAGTGGTTTATTACCAAAGCCACAAGAAAATTGGAACACATTTGAGCCACACAAAAACATGGTCGCTTATGTTGTAGAGGACAATAGCGAATATAGATTTAGCGGAACTCAATGGAAAAAGATTGAGAAAAAAGAAGATGAAGAAAAGTAAACTCTTTCAACTTTGCGCTTACGAAATCGAATATAAGCAAATAGGCGATAGTGTCAACTACGCTTTCATGGAAGAAAAAAAGACTAAAACCCTCTACATTTTCTTTCAAGGCAGTAATTCTATTACCGATTGGGTCTTAAACTTTTGGTTTACTAAAAAGGTTTATAAAATGTTTCGTGTTCACAATGGCTTCTTTCACGCCTACTCACAAGCGAGAAACATGCTTCTTGATAAAGTTTACGAGAAAGATGAAAATGGCGACTACAAGTGGCTAAAAATCATCATTGTTGGCTATTCGCATGGTGGCGCACTCGCACAATTACTCTTACAAGATGTTTGGTATCATCGCCAAGACATTAAAGATTGCGTGTTGGCTTATGCGTTTGAAACACCTCGTTGCCTTAAAGTGCCAAAGAAATACCGCTTTATGTGGGAAAACCTCACAACGATACGCACGAACAACGACCTAATCACTCACTTGCCACCAAGATTATTTGGCTTCAATGACTTGGGGAAAATGCTTAAAGTTAAAGGCGATGTTTCCCTTGTCAAAAATCATTTACCAAAATGTATCAAGAGCCACTATCCGCAAGTAGTGTTGGACGGCTTGATGAACGATGAGAAAAAATCTCACGAAGATTGAGCATTGATTTGAGCATTGTTTGAGCAAGACAAGAAAAAACCACCCAAGCGAATAGGTGGTTTTAGAAAGCGAGATTTGAAAGATGAAACGACTAACTTTCAAACTTCATTATGTATATTATCATCAAAAAAACTTTCTTTCAAGTGAATTGTCTAAATGGGCGCAATAAGTATTCAAGTAAACGCTCGTGGTATGACCTAACACCTTTTCCCTATATTTATTATTAAATACTTGTTGCCATAATCAACAAAATGATAACTTTTTCTCATTTTTTGTTGCATTGTTGAATATTTATGTTATCATTAAATCACGAAGTTGCATTTGGCAACAAGAAAGCGAGGAACGACAACAATGTTCAATCTTAAAAAGTTTAACGCTATGTTGTTAAGACACAATGTTAGCAAACAAGATTTAGCAAGTTATTTAGGCATTAAAAGACCCTCTCTTTATAGAAGATTATCAAATGGTGGCGATTTTAACACCAATGAAATTAGATTGATGATTAATCTATTTGGTAAAGATGAGGTTATTGAGTGCCTTTTTGATTGCCAATAAAGTTGCCAAAAGGCAATATTGCGAGGTAAAAAGATGAAACGAAAAACACCAAAAATTGAATTATCTATCGAGGAACGAAAACAACTATTAGCAAAGCCAACTTGGACTTTCAAAGATGTCATGCAATACACGGGCTTCGCTAAAAGCAAAAGTTTCGAGATTATGCAAATATGTCGAGAAAAGTTGAACGGAAAAGTTCTATTCAACGAACACGCTATCACAAGAAACTCATTACTTGCTTACCTAAACACAAGCATTGAGCAAGAGAGATATGTGATAAAGCAACTCGAAGAAAAGGAATAAAAAAATAAAAACGGACACCATGCACACCAACCCACTTTTAATTGGTTAAAACTCCTTAAATCGAATAAATCTACAATGCAATATCTTTCATGTAAAAAAAACCTTTCTTTTAGTGCAGTGTGATACCCCGTTAGTTGCTTGTCCTTAAAGGGTTTGGACTAACACCCCCTAATTGTCGGCAACGATTAGGTTTGCGCCATTATACCTAATTGTCGAATAAAAAAGCGTTGGTGGGGATAACCAACTGAAAAACCCCAATTACGAAAGCGAGAACTGAAAAATGACAAACGAACAAATTGAAACAATTATTGAAAATCAAAACAAGTTAAAAACCAAAAAACTTCAAACAAGACAACATGCTCTTAAAACATGGTTAGAAGAACACCAACAAGGCAAGTATTGGACTATTGAAGAAATCGTTTATGCGGTTAGAGATAGCGATGGCAACCCTTACTACAAACTCAATAAAAGCCCATATACCCATGATAAATGCGTGGTCTTATCAAGCGATGTTAGAGAGTTGAATTGGCAAACAGGTAGAGAAAGATACATACCAATTATCAAAGATAGTAGGGGAAGTATCAAACTTGCCGAAAGCAAAGAAGAACTCGAAGAATACATTAACAAAGAGAAAGCCAAAATTAAGACCAAGTATGAATATTACAACCATCTTACTTCTCTTATTGATTTAGAGGGAACAATGCCATTTGTCAACCAAGCCAATAGAGTTCTTGATGAAGATGAAATTAAACCAATCGAGGTATATGCGAAATGAGTAAGAGAAATGTTTGCCACTATGTAAGAGGCATAGTCTTTGAAAACGACTATCCTAAATGGAACGCATTAACAAAAGCAAAAAGATATTGCAACGACAAAGGCATTAGTCTTGATGAAATCTATGCAGTATCTAGCGAGAGCGAAATTGAATATTTGGAACGATTACTCATTAAGCAACAAGATGGCGAAATCTTTGAATTAAAAACCCATGAACAAGTTTGTTTAATAGGCGAGTTCACTAACGCCAATGGCGATAAGATACCAAACTTTATGTTTCAAACATCGTTCACATATAGAGATAAATTAAGCAATAAACCTCATGTCGTTTATGTGGTTGATAGCCCTTATGAAATCACTAGGGAAATTAGATTAAGCAAAACCCTATACGATAGAGAACATTGTATCAATGATTGCTACCTTGAAATCTTGATTATGAATAGCGACCTCTCATTTAGTGTTTGGAAGTTTGAAAGCAACGAAGCAATTAAGGAACTTAAAGAAAAAGAACACAAAAGGTTGCTTGCTCAAAAAAGAGAAATTAGAGAGCAACAAAAATACGACAGGTTATTAAAACTTCGTGATGAGGGCAAGATAACCGAAAGACAAGCAAAAGAACTTTACAGGTTGGAAAAAATCATAAGAGGTTAAAACTATGGAAAAAGAAACTGAATTATATCTCATCAAGAGAATTAATGACTTGGAAACCCAATTATCTTTTTACAAAGGTTTCTACGATGGAACTTTTGAAAAAGGCAAACCATTTAAGGCGGAAGATTTCGTTGACACACACAAAGGATATAATGCCGAAATGTTGCTCGAAAAAGCCGAAGCGTTTGATTACATTCAAGCCGTTCTAGGTATTGAAGTTAGTAATTGGGTTGATGAAAAAAGATATGAACTTTCAACTCGTTTCACAAGAGTAGAAATAAGTGCGGAAAAGTTTGAAGAACTTTGGAAACTAATATCCAAGTAAAAGTATGGCTAGTAGATTAACACAAGAAGAAATTGATGAAATCTTCACAATGTATAGAAGTGGCAAGTATTACCTATACGAAATAGCCGAATGGGTAGGTTGTTGCTTATCAACAATAGAGCGTGTCTTAAAGAAAGAAAGTGAGAAAAGAAATATGGTTATGACAACAAAACCTTATGGTGCAATCAATGACAAAGCAATTCGTTATCGCTTTGAACAAGATGGAAAATACTATGTCGTTGATTTGGCTTATAACAAATACCAAGTAAACGAAAGCGTTTACAAAAAACTTACATGTCCTATCAAGAAATACGAAAAGAAAGTGAGGTATTGATATGAAAGAATTGAGTGGCGAAAAAGTCTATCGAGCAGTTGAAAAGAATACAAAAAAATTGCAAGTGTGCGAAGTAGTGAAATTGCTTATTGGAACTTTAAGAGAGATTAACCATTACAAAAATAATCTCGTTGATGAAGAAACATTTAACACAATAATTACCTATTTCTCACTCACATTGTTATCGAGAACAAACAATAGCAAAGATTACGAAAAAATCTTTAACGAGTGTTTAACAGGCGAAATCAAAGAAAGCGAGGCATAAAAAATGAAAGAAGTTAGATTATTGGAACTTGAATTGACTAATTATCGAAACATTGAACACGAGGTTTATGTGTTTAATGGCGATAATTCAAAAATCGTTGGCGAAAATCGTATTGGTAAGACTAATACATTGGAAGCAATTTACTTCTTATTAACCAATTACTTATTAGATGGCAGTAGCGATTTAAGTGCCATCAAACCAATAGGCGATACCAAAAAAGAAGTCAAGGTTGAGGGAACATTTAGAATTAAACAAGAAAATGGCTTAACTCACACCATTAGATTAGCCAAAATCTATGGCGAAAAATGGGTTAAAACAAGAGGTCTTGATGAAACCACAATGCAAGGTCATTACGAAAAATATTTAATCAACGGAATTGAACAACCAAGAGAAAAGGCTTACTACGATAACTTACAAGAGTTCTTTGGGGTAAGAAATGATGAAAAGGGCGAAGTTGATATTATTCAAATGCTTATCAACCCTTTATATCTCGGTAATCTAGGCGAAAGCAAAGATTGGACTAGGTTGAGAACTTACATTGTTAAACTCATTGGCGATGTCGAAGATAAAGAAATCTTTGAAAAAGAGCCAACCACACAAAAGTTAGAACAAGACTTATTAAATGCTCTTGGTAAAACTGAACAATTAAAGAAGATGTATAAGGATAAGGTTGATACCTTAAAAACTCAAATTACAGGGTTTGATAGTCAAATCGAATTATTGGAAAAGACACCAAAACCAAGCGATGAAGAAGTTGAAAAAGCCAAGAGTGAAATCGAAGAAATAGAAAACAAAGTTTTGGAAATTAAAGCAAGTAGTGGCAAGGATAGTGTGGTCGAGCAACTTGAAAGCGAAATATTTGCTCTTTCAAAACAAATCGTTGCTAAAAACCAAGTTGAGTTTAATGCCTATTTAGAAAGCCAAAAGACAAGTGAAAAAAGCGAACATGATAGCAAGGTTAAAGAATTACATAGTCAAATCAATGGTTTGGTCGAAAAATTAACTGCAATCAAAATCAAGCAAGGTCAAAGCGAAAGTGAATTAAGAACTTTGCACGATAGAAAAAACACACTTGCTCACGAGTATAAAGATTACGAAGCAAGAATTAACAATGTTGATAACGATATTGTTAAAGAGTGTCCTACTTGTCATAGACCTTTTGAAGAAAGCGAACTCGCTACACGCAAAGAAGAATTGTTAAAAGATTTAATCGCTTTCAAAGACAAAGTTGTTAATGAGGGCAAAGAAGTTGTCAACAAGATTAAAGAGAAAGAACAAATCATCAAGGACTACGAAAAGCAAGTCGATGGCATAAGAGATGAAATCGAAACTCTTAAACACGAAATCAACGAACTTGAAAAGATGTCTTTTGAAAAACCTGCTTTTGAGGAAAGCAAAGAACTTGTTGAATTAAGGGAAAAAGAGAGAGAACTTAAAGACCAACTCTCTAATAGAAAAGCAAAAGTTAGCGAACAAGCGAGCAACGAGTATGAACTTCTCACAAGTCTTGAAAACGACAAGATGAACGCTCAAAAAGTTATTGATGATAGAAATTACTACGATAGACAAATGACTTTGTTAGAGAGCGTAAAACTCGAAGAAAAGAGTGTGTCAAAAGAACTTACACAAGTTGAACAAAAGCAAGAAGCATTAAAACTCTATATCTACACCAAATTAAGAGTGTTAGATGAGCATATTGCCAAAGTCTTTGGAAAGATTAAGTTTCAACTCATTAAAGAAAATATCAATGGTGGCTTTGACCCCGTTTGTAAACCTTATGTCTATGATGTTGATAAAGATGAAAGCACAAACACACTTTGGAAAAGTGCTAGTAAGAGCGAAAAGATTATCACAGGTATCGCTATCGTAGAAGCAATTAGAAAAGAATTAGATTTAAGCGAATTGCCAATCTTATTCGATGAGGGTGGCGAAATCTCAAAAGATACATTAGCCACCAAGTTCAAGACCAATGCACAAATCATTTGTGTAAGGGTTGAGGACAACATTATGAAACCTATCGTAGTGAAGTTTTAGGAGAATTAACAATATGCCAAAACAAGCATTAACAACAACAAAGAAAAACGAAGTCGCTTTAAGTGGTGGACTAGCGTTTCAAAATCAATTATTAAGCGAACTTGATAAAGCCAACCAAGAGTTTGGTGCTAATTTTACCCCTTATGGTAAGACATGCGCCATAAATTGTATTGCAGGCATTGTGAGTTTTAGCAAAGCAAATGGTATCGAACTCAATAAAATTGACCCAACACTATTAAGATTACAAGTTCAAAATGTTGGTTTTACTGAATTGAACTATGCTTCTATCCCAAGTGAAATCTATTTTGATTTAAGAAAAACAACCATGAAAGACAAAGATGGCAACGATAAAGAGGGCTACACAATAGCCATTAAGCCACAAGGCGCAGGAAATGAAAAACTTGTCCGTAAATATGGTGTTGGACTTAAAAAAGGTAGTGGCTTGCGTAATGCAATTCTAATTAGAGAGGGCGATGAGTTCATCATGCCACAATTCAATGGTTTAGAAATGACACCACCTGTCTATAAACCACAATTAAAGAACGCCAACAATAAAGTCATAGCGGTTGTCTATCCTGCCGAAAAAGAAGATGGAAGTGTTGAATACTTAATCGCTACAAGAGATAGCGTAAAGGCAAACCTTATTGCTCAAATTAGACAAAACACTTTATACGCTTTCAAAACAACTTATGTAAATAAGTATGGCAAAGAGTGTGAAAAGAACGACAAAGAAGCAAGAGATAAGTTTTACGAGGAACTCGATAAGAAAGCCGAGAACATGACACTCGATGAAATGCTTGCCGATGAAGAACTCTTAAAGTATATCAACCCTACTTACACAAGTGGCGGTAGTAAAGAGCAAATGATTTTAAGAAAAATGAAAAACAACGCTCTTAAAAACTATCCAAAAGAATATGACACCTCATTTATTAAAAATGCGGTTGAGAACATGTTTGAAGAAAAAGATGAAAGTGTCCTTGAACGCAAAAATGTAGTGGAAAGAGTTGAAAGAGAACTTGATGAGGACTTGAACGATGATGTCATCATGGACTTCTCGGTTAACGAAGAAGTTGACAAGTCGGTTGACAAGTCAGTTGACAAAGCGGTTGACAAAAAAGATGAAAGCGACATGTTTAGCGAGTAGTAGTGCAGGCAACTGCTTCATATTGGACTTCGATATTGGGGGGCAATCTACAAAGATAATGATTGAGTGTGGGTTGCCCTACCACGAAATCTTAAAGAAATGTAATGAGAACGACATTGATTTTAGCGACATACAAGCGTGCTTAATTACTCACTCACATCAAGACCATTGTAAAAGTGCAAAGGAACTCTACAAACGAAAAGTGCCTTTAATCGCACATTTCAAGACATTAGAGCAACTTAACATACAAGGACAAGGAATTATGCCAAAGCAAAAGTTTCGTGTCGCAAATGGCTTGTTTGGAATTGCGTTTGATGTTGAGCATGATGTCGAGGGAAGCGTTGGTTATATCCTAAAAACCGAGCAAGAGTGTGTCATATTCATTATAGACCACAAAAGGTTTACCACTAATATCTCACATTTCAAACCCGATTATGTATTTATTGAGTGCAATTACGACCAAAAGGTTGTTTACCCACAAATACACGATTTAGAGAAGCGCAAAGAAGAACTCGGCTTTGAAGATGAAGAACGCCATGAAATCAATGTGAAATTAAAGCAAATGGACAGGAATATAAAATCTCATGCAAGTTTGCGAGGAACTGAAAGAGGTTTATCAATGATGAACTTATCTAATTGTAAGGCGATATTCTTGACCCATTTAAGCGATAGATACGCCAACGAATACAAAATGAAAACCGAAATACAAGCCATGTTTGGCGTTAAGACTTATGTATGTAAGAAAATTGGAGGAATTAAATAATGGCAATTCGTAGATGTTTTTCTAAAAAGATAGTTAGAAGCGATGACTTTCTTGACTTGCCTGCTACCGCACAACTTCTTTACTTTCAATTAGGTATGGAAGCCGATGATAGAGGGTATGTTAATAATGCACGCACAATTATAAAAATATGTGGCAGTAGTTGGGGCGATTTAGAAGCACTCATTAATAAGAGATTTGTGTTAGTGAGAGATGAAAAACTATTACTCATCAAGGGTTGGCGTGTAAACAACACTATACAACCAACTCGAATTAGCGAGAGCCAATATGTCGATGACCTTAAAACTTTATTCTTCAAGAGCAAAGAAGATATGTCATATACCGAACAAGATACGGGTTTACCCGTAATTAACGGCTTACTTGACTATAACGATGAAGATAAAGATGGTTGTTGACATGTTGTTGACAAAGTGTTGACCCAATATAAGAGAAGATAAGATAAGAAAACTAAATATAACTAAACACTGAATAGTATTTATATTATCAAATCGTTCGTATCGTAAAAGAACTAGAAAGCGCAGGTGTAATAAGATAACCATGAAACTAATATATTATCCAAGTTATATAGATAATGCAGTAATTAACTATATTGCTACTATATGCGAAGCGATTAGCGAAAACGACTTCGATGAAGAAAGATTTAAGGAATGGTTAGACCTTAATGATGTGGAACATAAAACTAACCCTAGTGCGTATGTAAAAGCATGTTTCAAGAGAGAACTAGAAAACGGAAGATTTAAGCCAAAACCAATAGTGAGTTATATACCTAACACACAAGAACTCATTAACGAGATGAGAAACAAAGAGATAGTTATTCTTGTTGATGATACCGATTGGTTAAATGTAGCGTGGTGGCATATTCTCAATGAATACAAATTACCAATAGATGAGTGCAAGAAACTCAATCGTAGCATATTGAAGTATATGAAAACGAAAGAGTTTGATGAATATAAAAAATTGCTAATGAACTCAAACACATTAAAGCCCCTTGATATTGATTGGAAGATGATTGAACAAGAAGCAAGTGTCGTTCATAAGAATTGGCTAGACATTATGGAAGAATTAGAAAGCGAGGAATAAGCATGACCGATAAACAAAGAAACTTTATTCTCTATCTTGATACCTTATGCGTTGAGCAGGGGTTGACTATTAGAGCCAAAGATGAAGATTTGCTAGGTAAAGATTGGTTTAAGTATTACCAAAACTATACCTTTGAATACACAAACGAAGTTATTGACAAGTTAAAAAAGGCACTAGGCATGCCGATAACTGAAAAAAAGAGAGGCAAGAAGAAATGAAATACAACGAGAAAGACTTTGAAAAAGTAGCGCAGGGCAAAAAAACTATTCAAGAAATGTGCGAATATTATGGCGTATCTCGTGAAGCGTTTATCCTTGCTATGAACAGGAAAAAATACTATGTAAAGAAAACTAAAATCAAAATCGTTTCGCCTACTAAAACTAAAATCGTTTATTCGTTTAGTGCTTGTGCCTATGAATTGAAAGTTAGCGAACAAACAATTAGAAATTATCTCAAAGGCAAAAGGGTAAAACTCTTTGAAGATTTGGGAATAAGAATTGAGGTGGTGGAAAGATGAAAAAGAAGATTAAAGACCTAACACTTGGAGAGGCGAAAAAGATTTGTAATATGCAAGAACGCAGTAATAAGTTTTGCGAGGGTTGTCCGTTAAGAAAGCCATACGCAAAGATTAGAAAATGTCCTATTTATTATGACGAAGTTTTGGAAATGGAGGTAGAAGTTGATGAAATCAATTTTGATAAGCATTAAACCTAAATGGGTAGCAAAAATACTCAATGGCGACAAGACTATTGAAATTAGAAAAACGATGCCAAAATGCGATTTGCCTATTGATGTGTATATTTATTGCACAAAGTCTAATAATGATTACCTTGTTTATAAAAGCGTAAGAGAAATGTGTGATAAAGGTTTATGTGGCAACGTAGTCGCAAAGTTCACACTTAATAAGGTAGAGAAAATAACACCTCAAATGTGGACACCTAAAATTGAACACGAAATATTAGAGAAATCTTGTTTGAAAGAAAATGAATTATTTGATTATGTTTGTTCACACGATGGAACGGAAGATAAACCATTTTATGCTTGGCATATCTCTAATCTTGAAATCTTTGATAAACCAAAAGAGTTGAGTGAGTTTGGAAAATGCCAATTATTATGGAATTGTGTGCCACACAACTGCCAAGAATGTCCCGCACTTGTAAGATTAACCAAAGCCCCGCAAAGTTGGTGTTATGTGGAGGTAGAAGATAATGAAAGCCGAAGATAAAGCATTATTAAAAGAAATGGAAGCCGAACAAAACAAAGCGTGGAATAGGACAACCATAGCACACATTAGAAAGATTAGAAAAATTAAAAAGCCAAGCCCTATGTTTCCCGATACCATTGAGGAAGCGTGTGAAGAATACCTAACCATTTGTGAAGAAGATGGCATTAAACCAAGTGTAGCAGGTCTAGGTTTTGCTCTCGGTGTATCTCGTGAGATATTGCTTCAATGGGTAAGAGGCGAGGTAAGTGTTGAGTGTGCCGATATTGTTAAATACTATTTCTCAATGTTAGAAGTGTTTGATGAAACCGCCCTTAAAGATAACAAGACAAACGCAGTAGCAGGTATCTTCTTGGGTAAGAATAACTATGGCTACAAAGATAGTGTTGAACACAAAATCGTTGATGATAGAGAATTAAGCAACGAAGAAATTGAAATGAAGTATCGCAAGAAGCATGCTATTGTTGGCGAAGTAAAAGAGATAGAAGTTCAAGAAGCGGAAATTGAAAACAAGTGAAACAAGACACAAAAAAAGAACGAGCAATAAAATACTCGTTCTTTTTATTTAAGTGTCGCAAAGTGGCTAAAATCAACAAAAGAATTGAAATTGAGCATAAAAAAGAGGGGCGTTTTATTGCCCCTCTCGTTTAATAGTTATTGTTTTTGTATCATCATCAACGATAAATACTGCGTGTTCGTTATAGTGCTTGCCTCTATGCGTATAAGTCCACTCGCTATTGTGATGATTAACCCTACGCTTTGTTTCACTTATCGCCTGTTGTTTGGTTTTAACACTTACTATCTCGCCAACGATTAAATCTTTAATAGTCCACATACTACCCTCTATTAATATCAATGACTTTCGCTATCAATTCGTTTTCAGGATAAGCAACTTTTAATCTTGTCAAGTTCACACCCTCTTTGAAATATGCCTCGCCAACATTTAGTTCTTCGGCACATTTTTGGTCTAATATTACTACGCTATCTCTCACGCTTGCGGTTTTCAATGCGATACGATAAGGCATGTTTGCTTTGATTAAACCGCTACATACATCAATAGTCGGTCTTTGAGTAGCGACAATTAAGTGAATACCACACGCTCTACCTTTTTGAGCAATTCTAACAATGCTTTCTTCTACTTCAAACTTACTTGTAAGCATTAAGTCGGCTAACTCATCAATGATAATATACATATCATTTTTACTCATATCATTTTCATGGTATCGCCTATCCATTTCTTTGCAACAAAGTGATAGTGTGTGTATTGCCCCTTGTGTGTTATCAATAAAAGTAGTGTTTCTAACATTTCTATACTTGTCTAATTCGTTGCCTTTTGGGTCAACAATGATAAATTGTGGTGTTTTGGTGTGATTTCTTCCATACCATATCATAAGATTACAAATAAGATTATGAAGCAATACCGATTTACCACTTCCTGTTGTGCCTGCGATTAACAAGTGAGGTATCTTTTCAAAGTCAAGTTTCACGGGTTGCCCCAAATTGTCTAAACCAATAGTGATTTCTCTATGATTACAAAGTAATTGCGATAACGATACCTTTCTTGCTTCATCGGTGTTATCAAAAATACCAAAGTGTGCTTCTTTCGTGTCAATGATTTGCAAACTTGCGTGATGATAAATTGCTATCTTTTCCAAAAGTGATGATAGATATTTCTTGTTGTATTGCGATATGTTTTTCAAGTTATAGAGCAAAGTATCGCCCATAGGACTTTCATAGCCCTTAACAAACTCTACCCCTAAACCTAATTCGCCAAAGTTCGTTTCAAAAAGTTTTCCGTTTTGTTCTAATCTCTCGTTCATAGTCTATTTCTCGCTTTCTAATGCTTCATCAACCAACCAATAGTGGCGTGCCAAATCACTAATCAAACGCATTTCTTCGTTTTTGGTTAAGGTCTTTGAAAAAACCCTAACGCTTTTTAAGGTTTCTTTTAAGGTTTCTAATGTGTTGTCGTTATAACGCCACTCATTAAAGCGGGCTATGTCTTTTCCATAACTCTCTCTAATGCGTTTCATACTCGTTTCGTAGTCAACAAAATCATCTTCCACGATAACTTGTTTAACAACCCACTCATGCGTTTCATCACGCTTGCGTTTTACATCAAAACTCACTAATCTTTTTTGCTTCCACGAAATAGTAAATGTGTAATTGTCGTAGCAGGTAAAATAATCGCCCTGTGTGTTGTCAATTTCTAAATCGCTTAAATGCTCGTTAATAACTTTGCATAAACTTGCGTTGTAGTAAGCACTTTTACCCACTAACAACTCATTTAATTTTTCTTGTAATTCTTTCTTTTTCATAATCTTTGCCACCCTCTTTGAGTTTCATAGCATAGTTATAATGCTTCTTAAACAATTTTTTCGCTTTTTGTTTATTCATAATCTATCTCGCTTTCACTTTCGCCACAATCATATTGTCGCTATCTCTAAACCAATACTTAACAATTCTTGTGTCATTTTCAATATCTTTTTTGTTTGCGTGCCAAACACTAACAAATCTACCATCAACAAACTCTAATCGTGCCTTTTCGTTTTCCTTTAATTCTTTTGCTAAATCACTCAAAGTAAACGCTTTGTCGTTCTTTGTTGTGCCTAAATCGGCTCTAATTAAATCAACGATATATTGAGTTTTATTGTCAACTTGCGCCAATTTTTCAATTACGTCGCTTTGATATTCTTTGTTAAGTTTAATGGTGTAAGCCACCGATGTCTTTTTACGCCACTCATTGACGCGTTGTGAAATTGTCATTGTATTTTCATTTTTCTTTCTTCCCATCTCTTTTTGCCTCCCAATTTTCGATAGTTGATATTTGTTCTTGTTCAATTTCGTAAGGTGGTATGTCGCTTTTCATAGCCCTGCAAAAGAACAATTTTGCTCGTCTAAGAGTAAAAACCCCTAATTTGTTTACTCGTTCAATTAAGTTGTCGGCAAACTCAACATTTCGAGCGAAAATCTCAAACTTTGAACGAGTATTCACATCTACATACTTATATTTGTTTATCTTAAACATAGTTGTCCGTCCTCGTTTTTGTATTGTTGTTTAAAGCCGTTTTGTCTTATTTCTCGTTCAATAGATTTCAAATCAATTTCGCCTAAAACTTTCGCTTTGTGAGTAGATATGTTAGAGCCGTGTTCGAGAATTAAACCTGTATAAACCCCGCAATATTCATAAATCTTTTTGTCAAAATCGACGGCTAATATTTTGCCTGTTTTCCAAGCCTCAAATCGCATAATCATATTATAGTCCCTCCTTATAGTATTGACAATTATATTTCTAAATCGTTTAAATAAGTTTCAGTGATATGGATATAGTCTTTTACATCTTGGTCGCTATATCCTTGTTCTTTTTTAATTTTGTTAAGAGCGTCTTGTAATTGTTCTTTTTCGACAACGCCTATAAATCTAAAACTGCTATATGTGTGCCACTCGTCGCAGTGAAATAAAACATATAAAGTCATATTAAATAGCCTCCAATAATTTTTGATAATTTAATTTTCTTTGTTGATAGTTAGCAAGATTGTTTTTAATTACTTTTAAATAAGCCTTTTTGCCACCATTTAAAAACCATTTTTTTAAGTCTTTTAATTTATCGGCTGATTTTAATTTCAAACCGCTTTTTTTATCCCATAGTGTATAACCAACAAATGTAGCATAAACTTTGTCGCGGGTTATAAATAACCTTTTGTCATACGGACAATCGCAAGCCCAAACCTGTTTAATCACACACTCTTTTATGTCTAATAGCCCGTTGTTTGTATAAAACTTTTTGTTATATTTCATACTCTTGCAACCTCCTTTTTAGTGAGAGTAATTTTGCCTAAGATGTTTTTATATTCTTTTATTTGTAAAACTTTATACTCGTAGGTATCAGCGTCTAAATATTCGCAAGTGTAAATTGTTCCCACATCGCCCATTCTTAAATGAGTTTTGAGCCAATTTCTCGCTTCTTTAAATGTTTTAGTTTCGTCGCTATCTTGTTGTGTTGTGTTGAACACGCCATAAAATCTATTTTTCATTTTTCAAATCTCGCTTTCTTTAATATTCAACACAAAACCAATTATATTTGTGTTCGTAATCGGCTAAACCATACATTTCTCTTTCTTCTATGGTGTAGTCATCATCTTGGTTTTTGGCTTCCCACTCAATAATTTCTTTGTCGCTTTTGGTGTAGCCAACAACTTTTTCTTCAAGTGTTAAGGCAATTAAATCACAACCATTTTCTTTGATAATTGTTCTATCGCTTTTTCTACTCATAATTTTTCCTCGCTATAACCATTTTTAATTAGTTCAAGTTCTAAATCTCGCAAAGCGATACAGGTGTCTAAATTAAGTAAATCGCTTCCTGTTCCGTTCCATTTAATATATTTCTTTGTTTCGGTGTCAAACGCCAAACAACTGCTCGTTTTTCCACCCTTAAATCGTAGTTTCATAAGTAAATTACCTCTTACCACTCGCAAACATAACTTGTATCGGCTATGTTCTTGTTTGAAAAAGTAGTGATGATTTTATTTGTTGTTTCAATAACATTTCTTACCACTTTTCCTAAACCTAATCTTTCTAATTGTGCGTTATAACCTTTTTCTACTTCGTTCATCTTTTTTTCAAAGTCATTTCTAAATGTTTCAAAATCTTTATAGCCAACTTTTTGTGTTTGATATTTTTTACCATTATTTAATGCGTATGATTTTACTATAAACATAATTCTTTCCCCCCTAATCTATCCAATCAACGTTATCAAGTCCAATTTCTAATTCTTCTTGAAGCGACCAACCATACGGATATTTGCCGTATTTTTCGGTTAGATAATCAGCAATTCTATAAGGACAATCACAAGCCCAAACCTGTTCAATCGCGCAATCTTCTATGTCTAATTGCCCGTTGTTTGTATAAAACTTTTTGTTATATTTCATAATCAAATGCCCCTATAAACATTTTTACAATTTTCAAAGCACCAACCCTCTTTGTTGTGCCTAAACTTAACTCTATGTTCTACAATTTCACGCACTCGTTTTTTACCCATAAATCTAATGTGCTTTGCTTCTAATACCCAAACGCTATTTTCAAGTCTTACATAGTCTTTTTCTTTCAATAAATCGTTTGTGATAGTGTCAATTAAACTTTCTTCGGTAAAGTTAAAGTAGCGTTCATCATAATCTAAATAGTGGTTTTCTTCGCCCCCTACATAGTCGTTATAAAGTTTATCAACCGCTAATTTTAGTAGTCGCTCGTGTTCGGTTTTGTAAAAACTTTCTTTCATAATTGCTTACCTACCCATTTTTTGCTTTCTCTTGCTACATAATCTTTGTAATATTTAGCAAGTTCTCTACGATATTTATAGGTCGTAGGATAGACAAATCGCCCGTGATAAAACATTTCTTCTAACGCTTGGTAAATACAACCAATATGTCCTTGCAAATCAACTAAATGCCTAAAATACTCGCTTTTCTTCCTGTCTTTAAGTTCTTTTATAACTTCATCTAAAATCTCGCTTGTTAATTCTTTGTATTTCATATTTTTAATCTCTCTTTCTTTTTAAGTGAATATAAAGCGTGCGTTCTTCAAAGTCGCACTCTAAATAATCAAACTCTAAAAACTTCGCTCTATTAAGCGTTCTTGCTACATAATCGGCAGGTATCTTGTTGTTATTGTTTCCGTAGCATAGGCAATAACCCAAATCGTAGTTTTCGCCTACATTTAGTTTTTCTTGGTAAGTGAAGTGAATTATATCAACCCCGTTCTTGTTATCAACATACCAAATATCATCTTCCTTAAAGTCGCTTCTTCTACATAAGAAGTAGTAGTGTCTAAAATCATTATCTCGCAGTAAATCAGTTAATCTAATATGCATAACTTTGCCCCCTTATTTCAACGATAACCATAACGCTATGCGATGAAAATTATCGCAACCATACTTTTCCCACTGCGCTTTGGTTTCAAAAGCGTAAACACGCAAATTGCTAATATCACTATCTTGGCGTTTAGCAAAACCGATAACGCTTCCTAAAATATCATTTCCAACATACGCCCAAAACAAATAATCTTTGCTAGTTTTCAAATCAGTAATTAAATAATAGTTTCTTTTCATAATCTTCTCGCTTTCTAAATAATTCCGTTTTCTCTAAACTCTTTGAGAAGTCCATATCGCTTGCCTAAACGCTCAAAATATTGTTGTGCTTTCCATATACCCAAATAAGACAAACCAAACTCGCCACTCATGTATTGTGCTTGCCACTCTATTGCTTCTTGCCGTGCGTTGTTCTTGCCACTTAAATATTTCTTATTCATCATCATCATCTTCGCTTTCTCTTACGGGGTTATCTAAATCAATAAAACCCTGTCTTGTTTCTAAAATGTGTGTCGCACCCCTTAAAAAATAGGTATTGCTAACTACCCTAACTTCGCTTTCATCATCAAAGTCATCTAATTCATCTAAAACGCTTTGTAAGTGTTCTTTTAATTGTTTAATAGTCATCTTGTCGTTTCCTTTCTTGCTTCATCTAAAATCATAGGTGTATCAATATCATCTAGCGTTATTGAAATAGCAAACGCTAAATCTTTGCTTTCGCTATATGGTTTTCCTGTTCGCTCATCAACTTGCAAATCAAGTCGCAAGTCCTTAAAAGTAAGCAAAATTAAGTCTTTGATATACGCCTTAACTTTGTCGCTTTCGTTTGGTATATAACGCTTAATCGCATTATCTACACGCTTGTTAATTGTTTCTTGTTTCATTTTTCAATTCTCGCTTTCTTTTTTTCTAACATTTCCAATATTTCAATAACTTGGTTAATAGGTGTATGATACACGCTAAATAACCACCTTTTTGTATTTTTCAAATACTTAATAACTTGTTGCCGTTTCATCTAACAATATCTCGCTTTCTTAATTTGCTTTTTCGTATTGTGATATATGTTTATAACCTATGAAGTCGTAAATCTCTATTTCGCTTTCTTCACAACCTAACGCTTCAATAAGATTTTCCTTATAACCAAAAGTATCTACATAAATTGAATAACCATTTTCTCGGTTATCAAAATCTTCTTTGCTTTCATAAACCCTATATTCACGCCCCAAATTGAAGTAGCAAAGTTCTAAATATTTAACCATTTCATCACTCACTTGGTCGCTTACATACCCATATTGATAATCGCTTTGACTACAACCCTTAATCTCAATTTCACGCCACTTTTTGCAAGTCATTAACTCTAACGCTTCACAAATCATTTCATCACTTAAATCGTAGTTTTCAAAATACTTGCCTAAAAATAGTTTCCATTTATGTATTTCTCTTGTGTTGTATCTCTTGCCGTTTTCTCTTGTAAAATACCACTCTATCGCTTGTGTTAAGTTATCAAAACTCTTGTTATAACCCTTATCAAAGAAGCATTGAAAATCGTAGTAGTTTTCTTTATCAAAGTTCAATAACCTATTAAACTCTTTTGTTGTAATACCCATTAAATCATCATTTCCATAAAGTATTGTTTCGTTAGTGTAATATTCATCTTCAAAGACAAGTTCATATTCGCCCGTGTCTTTGTTCGTTGCGTGAAAAAATAAATAACTATCTTGTAATTCATCTTCCACTTGTCTTGCGTAATACTTAATCATTGTAATAACCCCCTAAAATTGCTTCCAATACCTATTTGTAAGCATTTTTTCATGCTTGCTTAACGGCAATATATGTTCGTGTGCTTCTTTCAATAACGCTTTCATTGTTTGAAAACCTGCGCCCGTGTTGTCATCATCAAAACCACCTACAACTTGGTAAGCATAATAGCCACGCTCATAATAAATCTTTTTAATGTATCTTTGTTTGCCTGCTATGTCATCTAAACATAAACCTAAATCATTGTCGTTTTGACAACCATATCGCCCGTTATTGTATCGCCAAACAAAACCTAAACATTTCTTGTTTTTGCATAACGCTTTCGCTAAATCTACTTGTTTCATCTTTCAAATCTCGCTTTCTAATACAATTCTACTTTGTAGCCCATACACGCTAGTAATTGCGCCAATTTTAGCATTTCTTGGTTAGAATATTTGTAGTCTTTACTACTAACGCATAAACGCACTTTTTTAACTTTGAAATCGCCTAAAAGTAAATCTTCTAGTCTTGTATCTTCAAAGCACTTTTTCGCATGCTTCATGTCGTTTAGAAAAGTGATAAAGTTATATCTCTTTTCACGCTTGCCTGTTTCTTTGTTAGTGGTGGTATAGCGATAAATAAATGCGCTCATCATGTTGCCACCAAACATTTCTACCTTAAATGTCTTTTTGTTTTCGTTATCAAAATAGATAACTTCGCCTACTTTGTGTTTCCAATACCAATTAACCATAAATAAACCCCCTAAAACATATAGTTTTCTTTTTCTTCTTGCGTTAATTTCTTTGATAAAGAAATAGCATAATAACTTGCTTCTTCTTCATCTTCGCAACCCATAACTTGTTGCTTGTCTATCAATTCATCATCTCTATAAATGCTTACTTCGTGATAGAAATTACCGCACGCCCAACTCGTGCGCCCTATACATGTTGTTGTAATCATATTGTTAGCCCCCTAATCATCAAGCGTGTATCTTGTTTCGTTTTCCACTATTAAAGAAATATTTTGATATTTCTTTTCTCTTAAATAATGCTCTAAAACAATTTGCGCTTCATCTTTATTTCTTGTTGTTAAAACCACTTTTTTATTGTCGCAATAATTATCTAAAACGACTTTGTAAAGTGGTGTATGCGATATTTTAATATATTTCATAAAATTGCCCCCTAAATAGTAGCGTTTCTAACTTTCTTTAAGGCAATACGCCAACCAATACCGCACTCGCTAACTACAATAAAATTGTAGTTTCTATAAAAATCGGCAACTCGTTTTTGTATCGTTTCGCCCGCTTCGTTCATAATTAGATGATTAGCGTATATGTATAAAATCTCGCCCACTTGTTGTTGTGTTAAATCGCCTAAATCACCCGTGTTATAGATATATTCAATATCGTGTTTGATATGTAGTAATAAATCTCTTTTTGTAGCCATAAAAATCTCACTTTCTAATAATCTTTTTCTACTCTTACAATTTCTTTGTAATCAAACCACACGCAAGTTTTTGCGTGTTCGTAGTATTTGTTTGCTTCGCTAATATCGTTAAAATCTTTGATAAACCAATTTGTAAATTGCTCGTTGTCATTATCAATATCGGTAAAATAAATAATAACTTTATACATAAAAAATCTCGCTTCCTGCCCTTAATAAAAACGACTATGCTTATCTTTATTAAAAGCAATAAAAAAATAGTGTTGTAAGTGTTGTCGCTTCACTTCTTACTATTCCGCTAAACCGCTTTGAAATAGTATATCCGCTTTTTCACAAAAAGTTAAAAAATCATCTAATTGTTCTACGCTTGTAAATACAATATTGTATTTGTTTACTGCGTTAATAATATGTTTTCTATTGTTTTCGTGTAAAGCGTTAAATCTTGCTAAAAAATCTTTTTCTTTTGGCATAATATTAACCCTTATAAAATAGTGTTTTCTTTAAGTGGTTATCGCTTCCACTTTTTAGTGTTTATTTCTTTGTGTTTCGCTTCACTAAATAATCTTAAATTATTAAATTAAAAAAATATTTCATTGTTTGTGATAGATTATTTAACTTCTAAAACCTATTAAAAAGAATATTCAAATTGCTCGCTACTTCGCTCTAATATACAAAAGTGTGCTTCATATATCGTGTAAGCACTAACACGCCTAAATCATTAAAAAAAGATATAAGATAGTTTTTCATCATCATTGAAAACCCTATTAAAAAATATCTTTATAACCAAAGAATAATTGAAAAAACGCCCTAAACAACTACTTTTCAAAGTTATTATCTATCTCGTGCCTACTAGCCACTTTGAAATTAATCTTTGATAGATAAAACGCCCTAACGCTTCGCAAATATTCATTTTGCCTAAATCGTGCAAGTTTTCGCCTGCTTCATAAAATAACAAAACCCGTTTTTGCCCGTTCATTAACTCGCTTTCGCTTCTCGTGTTCGTTGCTCGCTTGTCTTTCGCTCGCTTCGTTGGTATGTTGTCAAATAACAATTTGAAGCGGTTGGCTCTCGCCCTGCTTCGCTTTCATTTTCTCACGATAGCAAGCGCAAATTAACAATATTAAAAATATTAAAAATATTATCTTTTCCGCATGCGTTTATATAATCAATATATATTATATATATTATTTTGCTTTCTTTGGTGGTTTTTGGCTTGTTTGGGCGTTGTTTGGTGGTGGGCGTGTTTGTTTGTATTGCTTCGCCTGTTTTCGTGCTTCTCGTGGTTGGTTTTGAAAAGATGAAAAAAAGCATAAAAAAAAGCGGGCTTTTTCTCGCTCGCTTTCTTCGTTTGGGCTTCGTGTCTTTCGTTGTCGTTTTTTGGGTTGGTTTTGGGTGGTTGGTTTTCGTGTCGGTTTGTTAAGTTTTAACTGCTTTTTTTCGCTTCCTGTCGCACTTGTGAAAACCTATCACTATATTTTTATAATTGTGTTGCCGTTGTCATCTAACAAGTTAATATTATTTAGATAATTTCTAATAATAATATATGCTTGCGTGCTTGTTGGGTGGTCGTTGGCTTGCGCTAATTGTTTTAGTTTTTGCGCTTCTTCTTCGCTTAAATTAAGCGAAAAAGTATTGTTTCTTTTGCTTGTCGTTTTCATCTTTCAAAATCTCGCTTTCTTCGTGGTTAAATATCCCGCTTAAATTGTTCTTTAATTGCGTATTCTTCGCCATTAGTTAAACTATCAAAAAACGCCTTACAAGTTTTTATTAACTTTTTCATTTTAACTATATTTTTATATAGATTTTTCAAGGCGTTTTTTGTATCGCTTATACGCTCGCTATAATAGGCAATTTTTTCTTTTATTGCTTGCTCTATCTCGTTAGCGGTTAGCGGTTTTTTTCTTTGTTCATCACTGCGATAAATGCACTCATTATATGTTAAATTATAGGCGGTTAGCGTGTTGTCAAAATAGGAATATTCAAAAGTAATATTGCAATTTGTAAAGCATTTATTAAGAAGTGCAAAGTCGCTTTTATCTTTTTTATAAACTCGTTTAATAGATAACAATTTTTCTTTGCGTTGTGTGTAATCTTTCAATTTGCTTTCTAAATTACTTTTAACTTGTCTTTCTTCGTATGAATAAATCATGCTTTCTATTTCATCATAAATAAACGGCTTCAATATTTTTTTGATATTGTCGCTTGCTTCATCTTTCAAAGCATATACAAAGCATAATTTATTTTCAATTTTAGCAATACAAGAAAATCTATAATTTTTATGGGCGTTATAAACTAAATCGCTATTTAATGTTATAACGCTATTTGGGAAGTAAAGCCCGCTTATATAATTACTAGAAATATAGCAGTTATCTTTAACGGGGTTGGCGTGTGTATAACTTAAAACTTCACGCCTTAACGCTTCTTTTAATAGATTTAACGCTTTTCCAATTTCGCTTTCGTTCATTTCGCTATTAAATAATAATTTGTTTTCCATAGAATAAAAATCTCGCTTTCTTTTTAGATGAAAAACAAAAAGCCCGTTTAATAGTAATTGCTTTATATATACCCGCTTGCGTTTGGCGGGTGGTTAATCACTTAATTGATTTTTAATTACTGCTTCGCCATCATAAAGCCATATAGCAATAGCAAAATTAAGGTTTTGCGTGCTTGTGTATTCTTCGCTTTCTTCGGCTTCAAAGAATAAAAAATCATCATAGATTAAATTAAAAAAATGCTTTTTGTCGGCTTCGCTTTTTATTAACGGCTCTCTATTGATAGCGTTAATAATACGCTTTCTTGCGGTTGTATCTTTCATAAATGCGCCCCGCTTTCTTATTCTTCAAAAATGGTTGTATTTTCTTTTAATGTTTCTAAATATTCATTATGAAGCGATTTATAATAATCATATTCTCTATTATTGCGTATGTTTTCCGCTTCTTGCTTTTCATACAATAACGCAAATGCTTCTTTTAATAAGTCTTTTAATTCTTCCTTACTTAATAAGTAATAATTATTACAAACAAAGTCGTATAAATTGCCGTGCTTCTCATATGTTAATAAGTCGGTTAATTCGTTTAGTGTTTTAGTTTCCATATATATCTCTCTCTTTCTCGCTTCGTGCGTTTGGTTTGGTTGTCGCTTGTCGCAAGTGGGTATATATAAAAGCAATTACTATTTTTTACTATTCAATTTTCAAATAACAATTTTGAAGTATTAACGGGCTTTCGCTTTCGTTGTTCGCTTCGCTTTTAGTGTTTCATCGCTCGCATACTTAATTACTAACTACTAGCACGCTCGCTCTCGCTTACTTCGTATATATCTTACTACGATAAATAAATATTATCAATATTAAAAATATTTTGATTAAAAGAATAATAAAAGAAAACAAATAAAAATATATAAAGTGTATAGCAATTTTACTTTACATATAAAATAAGTTAAAAGAAGCATAATAAAATATATGGGCGTGTTGTTGCTTGTCGTGGTGGTTTTCGTTGCTCGTTGGCTTTGTTTGGTGGCTTTAATTAGATGATTAATAAAGAAGTAATATATATCTATCTAGTTATATAATAAATAATATCTAATAGTTATATATCATCATGGTTATATATATTTATTACTTGCTTATAGATATGGTTATATATAGACATGGTTATATATGGAAGTGGGCGAAGCGTATCACAAAAGTATTTTATATAATGCGTGCGGGGTGGTGGTTGGTGGCTTTGGTGGTTGGTTGTTCTTAAAATCAAGATTAAAAGAATAAAACCGTATAATATATATAATATATTAGTTTAGAATAGCCCTTTTTTTATGGTTTTAGGCGTTTTAAGGCACGAAGCGGGGGGGTATGAGGAATTATGCAAG